CATTCATTGCTGTTAAGACCAACAACCAAATAATTAGAAAGATCTTTAGCTCTTTTAAAATATGCTATATGTCCACTATGAATAGGATCAAATCCACCAGTAACTAAACTCACTTTATCAAAAAACATTAGATTACCATTCCATAAGTATCACGAATTATTTTCTTATAAGGACCGCCAGGATTTGCATCTCTAACATCTTTAACTATTTTAAGTTTCTGATATAAAGCAGTATCTCCACCAAGAGTTAAGGCACTAATTATAGTAGCAAGGTCTTTATCGTCTATAGGTAAATCCATTAGGAAAAAAATGATTCTAGGGTAACTTTTTTTTCGACTTCCCAACCAATCGCATCTAAAATTGCTTTTAGAGGATATACAAAACTTTTTTCAAATTGCAATTCATAATCAATATATTGCGATAAACCAAACTCTGTAGGAAAGTCTTGAATGAATGATAACACATTCTCTTGTATAATGTTTGGTTTTTTTAAATAGATGAATTTAATCTTCTCTCCATTTTCAATGGCAGAATACTTATTTGTTAACTTTTTCTTCTTAAGATAAAAGTTAAACAGCAATGCACCCCGTATATGTATAGGAGTTCCTTTTACATAAATGTCAGATGAAGATTTATACTTCCGAACATTGGATGCAGTACGAGGAAATGCAATCTGTTCTGGGGGAAGAGACTTGAATTCCTTTCTAGCATTTTCAATAAAATCAATAACTTCGTCTTCAGTTCCACTCATCATTAATTTAAGTGCATCTTTAATCATTGTACGACAAGGTGCAGGGGTTGAGGATTTAACTGCCTCAATACCCATCATCTTGAGTTTTGGTTCTTCATACCTAACTCCTTCGCTGTCCCATACATTTAAGATGTATCTTTTCTTTGCTGTCCATATTCCACGTTCTGCGATGTTCTCTCTCTTCATGAACATCTTTTGATCATATGCGTTTACGTAGTTGGCCAACGTTTCATAAGAATTCGTAATATATTTTTCAAGTTCCACCTCACAGATCTTATTAAGGAACGAAACAATGCCCTCAGTAGTTTTCTCTCTGCCCTTGTATACACGTTCCACCAAAGGACCAAGGTTAAGGTAGATAGAATCAGTATCTGAAGCAATAACATAATCTTCGTTCTCCGTTTTTAATATTTTGTTTAAGTATGTGTTCATACGATTTTCTATCCAACGAATAGAAACTTGCCCTGATAAAGTAATTGCTTCCGCATTTGCAAGTTTGTAATAACGGAAGTATTGATTACCAATAGCACCATAGGCAGAGTTAAGTTGTATCTTCCTTGCCATCTGGATATTATTACACCTAGCAATCTCTTTCTCAAGAGTTTTAGTAGGAGTTTTTTGATATGCTTGTTTTGCAGCAATCATTTTCTTTTTATAGACTGTTCGATCTTTGTATATCTTTTCCATAATCTCTGGTAAGAATCCACGAACGTCCTTTCGATACATTGCACCATTTGCACAAACAGCACTATCTTTGTACAGTTCAAAGTTTATATCTTCATCAAGTATCTTATCAACTGTAACCGATGGGTGTCTTTGATCCAATAAAGTTTCTGGTGAAATATTATATTGCATGATCAAGTGTGGGTATAGACTGTTAAGGTCAAATGAAACCACCCAATCATACTTACCAGGTATTGGTTCTTTAACATATGCACCTGCATACTTTGCATCTTTATCTGATCTTGCTTTTGGAGGAATTACAATATTTCTTTGTTTAAGATAATTGTATATGATAGTATCCCACATACGAACTTGATAGAAAACATCTACAAAGTTTACCTTTGCGTCGAGTGCCATTGTAACAGCAAGCTCAATAAGTTTCATCTTGTCTTCTAATCTGTCAACAAGTTCCACGTCAATGATGTTATATTCTACAAACTTCTGCCAACCTTTTGTATAGAAGTCTTTGAATGTATCAAACTCTGAGTGATCTAATTTCTTTTGTCCAAGTTCTACACTAGCAATATGATCTAATCTATATGATTCTTGATTGGTATAAGTAAACTTCTTATAAAGATCCAAATAATCAAGTTGAGTTATACCACCCACATCATATGAAATATTTCTACGACCTTGAATATAAACCTCATCTTCTGTTACTAAACCCCAAGGAGAAAAACGTTTCATTAGTTTCTCACCCAATACACGATCTAATCTACGACAGATATATGGAATATCATATAGTTGAATATTCCAACCAGTAACAACCTCTGGTGTATTTTCTTCTATCATCCACCAATTAATGAATGCATTTAGAAGTTCATACTCTGAACCAAATTGTTTATATGTTACGTTCTCTTGTGTATTATTAAAAGGACCTTGTCCCCAAGTAATAATCTTTTTAGTCGTATAATCTTGAATTGTAATTAATAATATTTCTTGAGATGCAGATTCTACATCTGGGAATCCATTCTCAGACTTAACCTCAATATCTAATGAGAATAATTTAATTTTACTAATATCAAACTTTATTTCTGCTTCTGGATATTTCTCTGAAATGTATTGATAGATGTATCTATCATTTCCATAGATATTAAAATTTTCAACACCATCGTACTTCTTGATAAATTCACGACAATCGCGAACAGTACCAGGTTCTACAGATTCAACATAGTCACCATCCAGTGTTTTTTGTTTTGTTCTTTTTTTAGAGGGAACAAAAAGGGTTGGATAAAACTTCTCTCTGATTGCGAAATGTTTTCCATTCTCGTAACCACGAACTAAGAAGTTGTCTCCAACCATCTGGACGTTAGTATAAAAACGCATTATTTTGTTAGTTCAAGATACTGATCAATAATTTCTTGTTTGGGTTCTACCATTGTTAGTATATCATCTGATCTAAGCATCATCTCAGTTTGCCCTGCAAAATCTGGCCAAGGTGTAAGACCTGCATCCTTATCATATTGATAGGGATTTTTTATTTTACAATCAGGTTCTCCCAATTCTGCTTGAATTTCTTCTACTTCACAGATAACAACATTATCAACTTTCAGTAGTAGTCCCTTTACTTTCTTGTTTGGCGAGCTCATTTAATCGATCCTCATACATTTTTTTAACAGATTCTAATGGTTCAACAACAGTTACTACCCAATCTGGTTTGATTGGAATCGATTTATCAGAAGATAAAAGAATCCAAGGAGATAAAGTAATCTCAACTGAAGCATCATTAGTTTGTGCATCTTCGGTTAGAAGAAGGGGTTTTTGACTAATAATTTTAAAAGGATTAGTAAGAAGATATCCTACAATCTTTTGTTGCTTATCATCTTCGCCCATTACTAACTCTTTTGCATCAGAGATTATTTGATCTCCTGATTTTAATAAGACTAGTTTGATTGACATTTTTTGATGTTAATTAAGATGGTAGATTCCTATAGCCGCTTATCCTGAACCTACCAAAGGGGATAACCGCAGCCAGTATTTCTCTGACAAATATATTATAGCATAAAAAAAGGGATCGTCAAGATCCCTTGATATTTTTATTTAGAGGTACTCTTTACGAGCATGATGCTCTGGAACTATCTTACCTAATTCAACAGTAAGAAGACCATCTTCAAAAGTAACTTTTGTGATCTCTACATCATCAGATAGTTGCCAAGATCTTTCAAATGATCTTTGTGCCATACCACGATGTACATATTCAGACTCTTTCTTTTCGTCTTTCTTACCTTCTACATGCAGTTTACCATGTTCGGTGTAAACTTTAACTTCTTTCTTTTTAAATCCTGCTAGTGCAATCTCTAAACTTGATTCATGATTGCTATGTTGCACAATATTGTATGGTGGGTAAGTTTGTGCTGTTGTTCCCCAGACCTGATTGATATAATCGTCTAGTCCAATACTGTTCTTTGTAATCTTATCCATTAATTCTGAAAGATTACTTGCAGTATACCTTTGTATGTTGCCCATGTTTCTCCTTAAGTAAGCGAGTGTAAATTGTGAATCCTTTCGGCATTCTCAATTATTTAACAATACACTACCACTTTTCCATCACTATTTCTATGGTATTATCAACATCTTTCTGTTCGGTTGTTACATTAAATCCTTTTGCCTGTGCGGTTTCTACTACAGCACATCTTGCATATGCCTGAGTTACTTTTTGTAAGAATCTTTCGATAGGAAATGTTTCGTGCCAAGTATCAACTTCAGTAATTAATTCAAATACTCCATCATCATTAATCTTGAATCCAGCTGTCATAGGTCTCATTACTTCCAGACTTGTATCATACTTAGTTACTCCTATTTCAACTTGAACTTCTTCGTGTTGATGATTAGAAGGATTTTTCAACAATACATTTTCTGTTCCAGTATATCCAATACTATGCAATGCTTTGATTAAAAAATCTTTATCCTTCAGTTTCGTTTTGATGTTGGTGAAGTGAGACATTTTGTTTCTGATAATATTCTGGTTTTAATTCTCTAGACTTAACATTACCTAGAGTATCTTCTATTTCTTTTGTAATATCTATACAAGTATCATTTGTTACTCCTTGAACTTCTTCAGTGACATTACCGTCTTGGTCTATACGAAAAATAATTCTTGGCATTTTATAACTCCATTAATCTTAAAAAGGTATCTCTATGATCCTTTACATGGTATGCATAACCACCCATATCTTTAACTGCTTTTGCTAAAGGATAATCATTCTCTCCCTCGTGCATCATATCTCCAAAGAAATGTATCTCATCACTAGAATCAAAATCTCTGAGTATCTGACTCTTATCTACATTTGATATATCAAGACCAGTCTGACCTCCTATCTGAACATTTAGTTCTGGGAATCTATCTTTTAATCTATTTGCAATATCTGCTCTCTCATTAGTAACATGATCATGTTCGACATACATTTGTCTTTCATCTAAATCATTTTCTCCTCTACCAAGAATACTAAAATTAATTCCACCAGGTCTTGTTTCAATATGTTTACCAGTTCTTATTGGAAACTGACTATGATCTAATTCATCTTGTAAAAATGATTTTACTTCCTCTGGTAATACCCAATCAGATTTATAAACATTATTACTCTGTTCATATACATCGCTACCAGAACAATTATAAACTCGTTGACACTTATTACAAAGTTCTTCTCCAAGTTGTTCTATAGTCTTATCTTTATCGCTACCTGTAACAATATACATTTGGTAATTTGAAGCGAATGCCAAAAGATAACTTAGAAAATCAGATTCGATTACTTGTCTGCTTGGTGTTAGAGTACCATCAACATCAAAAATATATCTTTTCATTTACTCCATATAAAAAAAAATAAGACCATCTGCCCGACTCGTAGAGTTGCATCTTAGGTCTAAAAAAAGGGGGGAGGTTGGATTCCTGTGTACCAACAAAAGATGGGCATTACTACAGAGTAAATACATCTTTGCCTGAGACCCGACTGGTAAGTCGATTCACCTCTCGGTGCAGCACCACCTGTGTCTCATCACCTTAACCAGCAATATGCCAGTAAGTTTATTCAGTCACTCCCTATGTTGCGTCCAACAAATATAATATAGCAACAAAATAAGAAAGTGTCAACCCCTATAAACCTTAAGAAATTATTAACATTACTGCCAGTACTCATCTAAAACATCAAACACTCTATTAAGAGTCTGGTTAGCACCAACACATTCCCATTCTCCTTTCTCTCCTATTTCACACTTGTAATCTAATTCTCTTTTTAATTGCATGAGTCTATTAGTCATAGCAACTTTATCTAGTCTGCCATTCATATGCTTACTCCCTAAAAACTTTAATTGTAGAAAGAAAAAATGAACTTAAACTTCTTCTGCTTTTTTCTTCTTACTACCTATATTATATTTGGTCTCAAGTATCCAGTCTCCTTTGTCTTTATATGCTAATACTTTGATCTGATTTAAAGGAGCAATATCCTGTATTTTATCAGTATCTACAATACCAACCAATCCCCAGTCAGCAAGAAGCTGAGCAATACGATTCCTTCTTTGAACATCATTAGATGTTAGGTTAGCATGCTTACCATCAAGAGCAAAGAGTTCTTTGAAATGAACAAGGTAATACCTTCCCTGCTTATGCAGTATATGACATGATTGATATATCTTCTTTTCTTTTCTCGATGCTACTCCAATACGAGTCAAGGTTTCTCTAACTTTCAAAAAATCATCGGGTTCATTGAGTAAGACTTCTACCATCCTCTCTGGCGACCACGTCACTTCAGGTTCTCTAACAACACTCATCGTTTTCCTCCAGTTTCAAATTTAGATTTTATAAAATCAAGTTGTTCTTGTGTTAGAATTCTCAAAGCTTGTTTTGCCTTTTCGTTACTATAACCATAATAACGTTTTACCAAGTCAAGATCTTTGATCGTATCTTTACGGAGCCAAGGAGAGTATCTCTTCTTAGTTCTGAGTGTATTTAGTAAAAAATCATATTGAAGCTTCTTTTGCAATAAAGGGTTCATATTCATCTCATTTGCAAACATAATTGCATCAAGATGACCAGAGAAACAACGATTGATAATATAGGCAGGATAGTCTTTTTCTAGAGATGGATCTTCGTCTATTATATTTTTCTTTGATAGATTTATTGAATTTAACCAGTCTTTTAATTCAGTGCTCATATTTTTTTAATTCAAGTGTAACTTTATCTAATAGATCCTGATGATAATCATACCACACTTTTGAATGGAATGGCATATCTCCTCTCTCTTGATATGGAATATAAGATCTTAAAAAAGATAATTGATTCTTTAACATTTTCAATTGATCATAATCCAACTCTATCACGCAGTAACCTCCACTGTACAAGAACAAACAAGATTTCTATCTCCATAAACATTATCAATTCTTGAAACTGCTGGCCAGAACTTACGTTTAGGGTTATTAGGAAATACTGCTTCCTCTCTTGTATATGCATGATCCCATTGACCACATACTTCTGATTCTGTATGTGGAGCATTCTTGACAATATCTGGGATAGTATATATCTCTCTTTTTATTTTTTCCATAGCATCTACAAATCTTTGAAGTTCATCTAATGATTCTGATTCAGTTGGTTCAACCATCATAGTATTTGCTACTGGCCATGATAAAGTAGGAGCATGAAAACCATAATCCATAAGTCTCTTTGCTACATCTTCTGCGGTAACAGGAAGAGTACGACAATCAAAAATACATTCATGTGCAACACGACCATTCTCTGCTTTGTATAGCACTTTAAAGGATGGATCTATTTTGTAAGACAACCAGTTTGCACTTAAAAGAGATATTTCACTTGCTTTTCTTAATCCATCTGCACCCATCATTCTAATATACATCCAACTGATAGGTAGTATAGATGCACTACCTTGCTCTGCTGCTGATACCTGATGTGTAACAAAAGGTGTCAAATGTTTTGCAACCCCGATAGGACCAACACCTGGACCGCCCCCACCATGAGGGATGCAAAATGTTTTATGCAAATTCAGATGACATACATCAGCACCATACTCACATGGTTTTGCTAGACATACTTGTGCATTTAGATTTGCTCCATCAAGATAAACCTGACCTCCATTCTCATGAACAATTCTACAGATATCTTTAATAGTAGGTTCAAAGACACCATGAGTAGAAGGATATGTAATCATGATTGCAGCAAGTTCAAAGGTATTCATGATTGCTTTCTTCTCTAAATCTTCTAAATCAATATTTCCATCATCGTCACATTTAATACCTACAATTTTCATACCTGCCATAATAGCACTGGCAGGATTGGTTCCATGTGCACTTGTAGGAATTAAACATACGTTTCTCTTTGTATCTCCACGACTTTTATGATATTCTTGTATTGCAAGCAAACCTGCATACTCTCCCTGTGATCCTGCATTTGGTTGTAATGATATTGAATCAAATCCAGTAATCTCACACAACCATCCTTTTAAATCATTGATTATGATATCGTATCCTTCTACTTGATCTTTAGGTACAAATGGATGTATGTTTGCAAACTCTGGCCATGATACAGGCATCAGTTCTGATGCTGCATTTAATTTCATAGTACAACTACCTAATGGCATCATACCATGTATCAATGAATAATCTTTTGCTACTAATTCATTAATATATCTCATCATATTAGTTTCGCTATGATACTTATTGAATACATCTTGTTCTAACCAATTCTTTTTTCTTGTAGGTATATCTTTCCATACATAACTTTTACAGGTTTCAAACACATGATTAATAGTACTTGATTGTGTATCAAAATCCAGTTGAGTTTGTATTATTTCACTAATTTCAGATAATGTAGTAAGTTCATCTACAGATAAAATCATCCAACCATCTTCATATCTGGCATTGAATTTTTTACTTAAAGAAATAAAAGAATCCATATCGGTCTCTACTCTTATAGTATCGAAACCCTCATCATCATCAACATTCTTATTACACCATTTTAATGCTGTTTTTAACGTTTCTCTATATCTTAATATTCTATTTGATATTCTTTTCAGACCTTCCGCACCGTGGTAAGCAGCGTAAAAACCTGCCATATTTGCGAGGAGTGCTTGAGCAGTGCATAT